GCTTTACCACCATACCAGCACCTTGCTGATTAAGTGCAGGTAAAATTTCAGCACCTACTTTAGATAGCTTTGCAATTTTTGAGCTATTAGAGTTTTCCCCAATATCTAAGAAAACTTCTACTTCCATTTTTGAAGGTAGCGCATCAATATTAACAGTTTCAATAAGACCGTTCATATTATAAGGTATGTTACCCTTCATTGAAGTTTTAATTGTATGATACACACCTTCAATCAATCGTTTAAATCCGGTTTCAGCAAATCGTCTTGCAATATGCTGAATTCGTTTTTGTGCTGCTGATTGAACAGCGCTAAGCTTTTGTTCAGAGTTTCCTGATACATATAGTGTATCATTAAGTCCTTGAGCGGCCTTAGACATACCTGTAGCTTGTTCTTTAATAAGCTGCAAGTGCTCAAGCAAAGGTACTGTACCTGTAGAAATAGATTCAGGAGGCAGCTGTTGTACTGCACCTACTGGACTACCGTTAGTTGGAATAATCTGCTTTGGCTTCATGTTTTGAAGTGCAGAAAAATCTACCACGTTTGGATCAGCCAGCTTAGGCGAGTAGTTAGTCAAATATGTATTCTCTACAAAACCTCTAAGAATAGCAGTTGATGCTAGCGTAGAGCTACGTGTAAAGTCTGCCATTGATAAACCAAAGAATTCATGTGGTATATCAATTGGTACAATGTCAGCTAGTGGTACCATATCACAATCTTCTTCATAAAGGATATGTGTACCCGCAGTAATAATATGCTTTAGCTCAGCAATACCATCACCATCTCGGTCTACTCTAATCCAACACTCAGTAACCGTAACTTCACGGTTTGCTTCTAATGGTGTTTCACTTACAGAGTTTGAGCCTTGATAATATTCTTGTCCTGTAATTTCTTTACGGGCTGCTACATCTTGCGCATAATCCAAGGACCCTGTCCATGCGGCTGCATCAGATAGTGCATCCCAATCCTCAACAGCATCTGCCATATCAGGATAGTACTTACGAATTTCAGAACGAGTCATACTATTTTGGATACCAACAAATGAAGCGTCTTCAATTGTAGTAGCATCTCTTGAAATACGAAAGTTTTCTGGTGGAACTAACTCAAGTTTAATTTTAGATTGATTAATTTCTTGACGAACCCGTACATTAACATATACTAGTTCAACCTCTGGTCCTAGATTATCTGATGGTGACATTGCACGGTTTTCAAATTCTAGATCACCAACAATTTCTAAACTATCATCAGAAAGTATTTCATCAAGTTTAGTCTGACTAATCTCTTCATATTCTTGAAATACATAATCATAGTCTTCAATATAGCCCCAGCGAATTACTGCATTCTTCCATAGAAGTGCAGACTTCATCCATTGCTCAAGTATTTCCCAACCATTGTTTTGTTTAAATAAGGTATAATTAATAAGCATCGCGGCATCTTTAGCGCCTTGAAAAGCGCCAGGCGTATCGTTCCATGGTAGGAAGCGGGCAATGCGCTGATTACTTAAAAACAAATCACACAAAACAGCTGTGTATGCTTCTATTACTTCTGTTGTAGAGGTATCAACAATAGTCGATACACCTTGTGGTGACAAGTGTGCAACAGGCAAACCTGCATATTCATAAGTAGCTTTAAGACGTTCGCGTGCTAAGTCTGACGAGTTAAGCCAATCACCTGTAGAGTTTTGTACTCCGCTTTCAACTAGACTAACTAATTGCTCATCTGTAACCGCTTCTTTATAACCGTAGGCTGACATTAATATTTACCTCCGGTATTAGAATAAATTGGTTTTGATTTTTCTAAATCTTTAACTGTATATTTACCGGGCTTTGAAAGTTCTTTCTGCGGTTTCTTTGCAGGTTTTAACTTTTGATCGGCTTGAATAAATCTAGACATGTACCGCTCCTGGGTTTATCTATCTGTGTCTTTTAATTTTGCTTGCAATCTTTTTAGGTTGCTTGCTATGTTGTTTTCCCGCTCTAATACTTTTTCTCTTAGCCCGAGTAGTAGCGGCGTGTTCAGCTGGCGAGAGACGTCCCACAGCTGAAGCCGGCATATAACGCTCTCCAGTTGCCAGCGGACCTTGCGTTGAAGGTTTACCACTTCGAGTCCGCCACTTCTGAGAAGTCCATTTGCTGAGGCTCTTTTGCGACGGTTTCTTTGCCATTAGTCGCGGTAGCCTCCGCCCTTTGCTTTATATTGTTTAGCAAGCATTTGAGCTTTTCGAGCCGACCATTGGCCCGGTCTACCACCTTTATTGCCAGCCTTAATCCGGTTAAACAAGTTTTTTCGCATTGTTGGCTTCGTATAATTTCCTGCCTCATTAACTGCCATCGTGTCATCTCCCTACCACTTTACTTTGTGTGACCAATATTTTGCAGACAACGGGCCTGCTGGTTTACCCTGCGCATTGTGTCGTGCATAGTAAGACTTTTTACGTGCTTTATCTTTTGCAGACTTTGGATTCTTACCAGCACCCTTTACGCCCTGCTGCCCGAATCGGATGAGACGTTCTTTGCCGCCTGACCTTGCAAGGACAGCGTGGGATTTTGTTGGGTGTCCGGGTGTGCGCTTGGGTTTATTGTATCCGGAGAAGCGCTCTCCTGCTTTTTCGACTGACATTCCATTTCTCCATTTACATGACGAACACTATTCCACCACACAACAGGGCTTTTGTATTCTTTAGGTCTTCTTTTAAAACTAGGGGATTTATATGGTATGTATACCATTATTATGTAGCTTCCCCATTAATTAGCTTACATTTATATCCAACAGTAGTCCAGCTTCCATCTTGCGGCAGCTCTTCATGAAGTATTCTAAAGTCAATACATTCTTGCCGATCTTCAAACCATTGTATGTCTTGTTGCACACATACGGTTTCTACGCATGCGGTAAGTAATAGTGACCATATCATTTGCCGTCTCCTCTATGTTCGTGTCCCATCCATATTCCGAAAACGCCGGTCATAACACCCATAACTACAGATACAAAAGCCGATTGCTGAGAAGTTGGTTCAGGCAAAGCCATAAACCATTCTGCACAACGCCAGCTCATTACTGTACTAGCTAGCATCATTACTCGTGGGAGTATTTTCCACTTAAGGAACTGTTCTACGGTTACTGGCATTCGGGTCTCCATGAAGTGGCGGATTTATCCCCTACCTCCGCCGGGGTAGTGAGGACACGGGAACTTTAAAGCCACTGTGTATTTTCCTGCTCAGTATTAGAAAACTTCTGAGACCAGGGAACTTTATTTACAGTTAGCTTATCATAATGTGTTCGTAATGTTTCAAGTGCAATAGCTGCAGCCATAACAGTATCATCATGACACCCAGGTGCAGCTTCAGTCTTTCCTGAATCAGTACTAATATAATCTTTTAATTCTTGTATCATTATCTTTGAAGCAATCCATATGTCATCATTTTCAATTGCATTCTTTAGATTACCAATGATATGCGGCTTGGTTACCTGAGTTGTCCTAAATCCAGGTACCTGTCCTTCTTCCTTCGAGATTGAAGAGATCTTTGTTTGTTTATACAAATTAATGTAATTCATCTGTGTTAATCGAGATAGCGTGGCGACGCCCATGGAATTACTTTCAACAGTAAGTAGTGCATTATTATAGTACCTACCTAGATAAAACAGAAGATCACCAAACTTACTTGGATCCAAGTGATTATCTCGGAACAAAGCAATTACTCTTCTTTCTGTATCTAAGACTACTGCTGTCGAATAATCTTGACCTACCCCAAGTGCAACATCTGCAGCAACAATATAATTACTATTCCAATCTGGATAGTCCCATATATGTAGCTTGCCCTCATTTGAAGGTTCCCATGTTGATGCAGGAAAGTCAAAGTTCATCTTCTTTTCCGGTTCTACAGGCATCAGCTTGGCTGTCTTCTCTGGATCAAACACAGAAGAGCCTGCAGTAATAAAGGCTTCATCGGGAGACGCTGGGTACTCCTGGCGGAATTTTAATTCCCCACCTTCAGCAATCTTCAACCGACGCCAGTAAAGCTGTCCATCGTTTAGGTCATACTGCTCTACCAGTAGATCTTCTTCTGAAGATCGTTCGAAGCCTTCCGGTGGTTCTCTCCAGTATTCAGGAGTAGAGAACCATGGAAGAAATAGTGGAAGATAATCGTTTTCTCCGGCTATAGCACCTTTCCATAATCTATAGAATTCTCCCTGAGCTCCATTAGCCGTTGACTCAATAATGACTTCCGTACCCGGTGCTTCTGAGATACCCTGAAACAAACCAGCGAGAATCTTCTCATCATGCGTCCAGAATGCGACCTCGGAGAGATGAGCAATTGTTGGGGTAGTGCCTCGACCAGCTTCCGGAGAACCAGCAGTGTATAGTC